CGCCGGACGACGGCTGACTCGACGAGCCGCTCCCGTCTCCTTTCGCGCAGTCGTTGTCGCTGCCGAACCTGCCGTTCTCATCGCGACCGCAGTCGCGGGACTCAAGGCCCCAGAAGCCAGCGGACCGGTATTGCTTGCCAGCGTTGCGAGGATTCTTCGCATACGTCGGCTTCCGGACAAAGACTGAATTTCCAACGCTGACCGTATCGGTGCCGCCGGTTACCTCGTCTCCGGTCCGCTTGTCGTAGAAGTACGCAGCCTTCTGCGGGTCGTAGCCCACCGGAGTCCAGTCGTCGATGTCGTCTGGGATGCTGCGATCCTTTGAGAAAGAGCCCTTCACGGTGGCGAGCGGGAACTTCTGCGACAAGCCAGACGCCACGAGGGCGGCATCGTCTTCCTTGGACTCGAACACCACAAGGCCGTCGAGCCTTGCCACCGAGTCGTACCCGACCGGGGAAGGATCGAATCCGCTCTTTGTCGACTTATGGACAGTCACTGCATACGCGCCAGACTTTTTGAATGTCGGGACGTCGATGCGGATTGCCACTGGAGATCCATCGGGCAGTTCCCTCGGCTTCCCATACCGCTCCGCGAGCCTCTCGCCCTTTGCTGCGGCGATCGCAGCCTTGAGCGCATCGTCGCTGGCGGGCTTGGCGAAATCTGAATTCCGCGTGCCACCAACGGGAGTGAAAGGCACGTGCTTTTTCAGTAGCGGGTCTCCGGCCGCAATCTCTTTGGGAAACGACTTTGCAGCCGCCTTCGGGGACGCGGCGTCGCCATCGCTCGCACAGTCGTTCTTCGGGCCGAACCTCCCGCCTTCCTGACGGCCGCAGTCTGCGGACCGGCCCTCGACGGCCTGCTCGCGAGTCACCTTCTTGAGTTGCGAGACCGGAACGCCATGCTCCTCGCCGCTCTCGTCCTCGACCAAGGCGACCGGCTGTCCCTCCTCGACCTCGATCTTCTCGCCGCTCTTGAGGTCGAGCGTGCCGCGATCCATGACGTGCTTGACCTCGCCGACCTTCCCGTCGCCCCACGTGACGAGGTCGCCGTCCGCGAGGGCAGGGGGCGTCGGCTTCTTCTCGCTCGCCTCGCCCTTCACGCTCTCCGGAGGAGCCTCGCCAGTCTTCACGCCGGGGAGACTCGGGACTCCCTTCGGCACAGCCGGTGGGGCTCCGCCGCCGCCCATCATCGCAGCCATCGGGTCCGGCTTCGGCTTCACCGCGTCCGCCAGAGTCTGCACGTTCATCGCCACGAAGTGGTGGTCACCATCGGGGCCAAGCGGCGGAAGATTCTCAAGTTGGCGACAGTCGTTGATCGAATAAATTCCGAGCGAGATCATCGTGGAGTAATAAGACGCACGGCTGTTCGAGTCGCCTCGAAGCAGGCCACGCACGTCGAATTCCGCGAAGAAGACATCATCGTTGTAGATTAACGACCGACTGATAGCGCTCTCGATGCGACGCAACCACGGCACGAGCGTGTACGTGACAAACTCTTGGCCGGCGACTTCGAGGTTCCCGCCGCTCTGGCCTTGGACCAAATGGAGAGGCAACCGGTAGATGCGGGCGATCTCCTCGCTCTGAAAAGCCCGCGAGGCATTAAACTGCGAAGCCTCATTCGTGAAGCCGATCTCAGTCGCCTTCAGTCCGTTCGTGAGGATCGCTGTCTGGTAAGCAGACTCGACGCCGCGATGGATCCGGTTCCAGTTCTCGCGCAGTTGCTGCGCCGCCTCGGCGGAGATGGTGCCTTCCGTCTGGAGGACAATTCCCGGACGAGCGCTGTTCGCCCAGAACTTTGATGCGTGGATCTCGCACGCTCTCGCGAGAGCGATCGCCTCGCGGCCCACCTCGACAGGGACCATGCCCTTGATGCCGTCCGGCTCCGGAGTCCAGCGGCAGTGCATGATCTGGTCCTGCGTGTACCGCTCAATCCGGCCAGTCTCCGGGTTCGTGTACGAGTACCGCAGCCGGCCGTTCTCCAGCCGCTCGACGTCCATGTTGCTCGGGTGCAGGTTGTCGAGTTCCGACACCGACCCATAGCGGCCCGACTTGATCCGCGTGTAGGAATTGCCCCAGAGGCAGATCGTCATCACGAGTTGCTCGAAGAACTCGTACTTGGTCTGCCACGAGTTCGGGGCGAACGTCAGGACCTTGTAGAGCGGGATCTCGGCGGCGATCTCGCGACCGCCATTAGGCAGACGCCGGTAGATGTGGATCGGGAGCGACCCGATGGTTTCGGCGAGAATCCGGCAGCACGCGAGGACGACCGTGCTTTGCAGGGCCGTGTCCGGCGTGATCCGGATCCCGGCATCCGTCCGCCACTTGCCGTCGTACATCCCATCCGAGAGCAGGAAGTTGTTCCACGCAATGCCACGGACCTCCGGCTCGGCCATGCCTCGCTCTGGTGTCCAGACAATGTCAGACAGGATGCGTTCCTCGCTCATAGCAAGATGATCTCCGGCGGCGGGGTAGGCTTGGCGGCGAGCGAGTCATTCGCCAACGCGATCGCCATGATCAGGGCGACAATGCCGTCGACTCTCGCGGGGCTCATCGGACTGGGCTTCACCACCTTGATATACCCTTCAGCGTTTTCCTTGGTGACACAGTTCGAGGCCATCCAGTTGAGGCACGGATTGTCGTTCGTCCGCAGGCGGGCCTGCGCTATCAGGGTCTCTAAATTCTTGGTCGGAGTGTTAAGCGACGAAAAAGCCTGTGAGAATCCTTGCACAGAAAGGCCTTCCGCCTGAAGTTGTTGCACGAGGTAGTGGCTGTTGTGGGGGTCGACCGCGATCATCCGGACCGTCCGCTCCTTGCAGAACTGGAGAATGTCCCGCTTGATGAAGTCGTAGTCGCAGACGTCGCCGGGAGTCAGGACGAGTCCGACTCGCGGATCCTTTGCCCACGTCGTGTACGGGACGCCGTCCTTCTGGCTTCGGACTCCAGCGTTGTCGCCGGGGATCCAGAACCTGCACAGGACGTCGAACACCTCGTCGCTCGCCTTACTGACCGCGACGAATGCGTTGCAGTCCCACGTCTGGGCAAGATCGAGCCCCGCGTACCAGACCCGGTCCTGCCCGAGTTGTCCGGACATCCCCTTGCACCTGTCCCACTGGTCCAACTTGATGAATTTGTTCCCGTCCCCCTGACTCCAGACGTTGAGCCGGTATCGGAGGAACGACGCGAGCCGGGAAGGGGAGTTCTCGGCGTCTCGGACGTCGGCCCGGAACGATTCCTCGTCCATCGTGACTCCCCACGACGGATTCGCCGCCTTCCAGACCTCGGAATCCCGGTAGTCGTCCTCGTGCGAGGCAGCGGCGATGTAGCCAAAGAACTGCTCGTCGAAGGACGGATCCGCCATCACCTTCAAGGCGTGTTCGTGCAGTTCAAACCCGATCGAGTTCCGGTCCACGCCGGCCGTGGTGATCGCCAAGATCAGGCTCTGGGATCTGGCGATACCGCCGTAGCGGAGGGCATCCCAGAGTTTCCTGTCCTTGGCGGAGTGGATCTCGTCGTAGCAGAGGGAGTGAATGTTCAAACCCTCCTGACGGCCGGAATCCGAGGAGATCACTCGCCAAAACGAGTTCGTCGGGACGCAGGCGATCGTCTTGCGACTGTCGATGATCTCCAGCATCTCGGACAGATAGGGACTGGCCTGAACCAGTTCCTTCATCTGCTTGTAGACGATTCCTGCCTGCTCACGCGACGTTGCACAACCGAAGCACTCGCTCGCAGGCTCACCATCGGCAACCATCGTATAGAGGCCGATGCCGGAGAGAAGGGTCGACTTTCCTTGTCACGCCTTGGCCCCCACGGCATCCAGCCGCAGGGGCCAAGACGCCATTTTTTTTAGGCACCTCTATGTACCCGACCCGGTACTTCCGCGTGTCGGTATCGACCCGCATCCAGCCGAAGATCTCCTCGACGATGTCGTGCTTCTGCCAAGGCAGGAGCGTGAACGGCTTGCCGGCGAACTTCCCCTTCGAGTGAACGAGGAAGGTCTCGAAGAACTCGACGGCATGAGCCGCCTTGCTCTCGTCGAAGTAGAATTTAAGCCCCTGCTTGACCGCTTCGTCTTTCGACAAACGCGGTAAGAGGATTTTGGGGGGCAGCGGCACTGGTTACCTTCATCGAGGAGCGGGCGGCAGGTGTCATCCCAAACTGCCGCTCGATTTCTAGGAGTTCTTTCCGTAGAGACTTCGCGAGCGTCGCCTCGGCAGTGACCTGACTGTAGCCGGTGGACGTGATCTGGGTGGACCCATGCTCGCGGCAGTGCTTCTCAAGGTTGAACCACTGCTCGTACATGAGACAGTAACGCTGAACAGCGTGGCGATCCGCCTGAGTGAAGACGCCCATCGACGAGAAGAGGGCAGAGGCCAAATTGTCGTTCGACGTCTGACCAAACTTGAACGGGAACAGAATCTCGTTCGGG